CTTCATAGCTTTTTAAAGCTTCGGAATTTCCTTGCAAAGCAGCCATTCTAGCATTATGAACTTGCTGTGTGTAGAAAGATGAAAAAGGTATTCTTTCTCCGGTGTCTTTGTCGATGTAGTCACAGGAGTCAGTTCCTGGAGCTGCATACATCTCACCTTTGTCATTATATCTTCTAAGCTCATTTGGAACGCCGTGAGTGATATGTGATAAGTTTCGACTCATTCTCCATTTCCAAGGATTGACATCAACTCTTACTTTGCCTTTATCGCCCCAGTATTCAATTACAGGAAGCGCAACTAAATGAACTGATTTTGGCATGTTGGCAGCAAGAGATTTAATTTTCTGTGCGTCGTCTTCATGAACAACTTCGTCAATGTCTTGCTGCCAGCACCAGTCTTGTGTACAAAGGTTTCTTGCGTAAGCCTTCATTTCACCATCTACTTTGACTGCAAAAGAAGGATCACTGGTGTCGATTGTTTTTTGATACAGTTTAATTCTGTTATCTTTTTTTGACCATTCTTGTAAGTGCTCAAAAGATCCATCATCTGAACCACAATCTACAACAACAACTTCTTCACAAAATTGAAGAAGAGAAGATATAGATTTTCGCCATGGGTATCCTTGAGTTTCAACATTTCTAACTGTTGTGTAGCCGCTAAATGAAGGTAGTTTTGCGACAAAAGATTCTATTTTATTCCAGAATCTATTATGTGCATCCAAAAGATAAGATTCAATCTGATCTACATCTTTGTTAAACCAGTCTTCTAAAGCGTGCTGCACATTTTCATTGATATCTAACTCAAGACCTAAAAGCTTTGCCTCTATTACGAGTCTTGGGCAAGTATCACCACCGAGTGGTCTGAAACACAACCCGTTGTACTCAGATAACTTTCTAAGCATGTCATGGTAAGGTAAACCGCCTATCACATCAAAGTGGATCTGGAGGTCACGTAGATGATTCTGCGCTTCTTTGACGCCTTTGATCCAGGAATTAGATCCCATAATTGCATATGCATTTCTGACACTTTGTCTGGTGTTTCTTAGACGCTCGATAAATTCTAGATCTTTTACATCAAATACAGAGCTTAAAACAGAAGATTTTTCTTCACCTAAAAATGGAAATCTTGCTACTTGAATTTTTCTTTGCAGTTCTGACATATAAAAGATGTGTTCTGCACCTGCAAAGAAAGAAGACATAAAAAGACCAAATTGTGTCTTGTGACAGTCACAAGCTTTTCCTTCTTCAATTTGATGTTTTTCTATTGATCTATATCTGCAAAATTTATAGTCATATTCAACAATAAAGTAATGACAATTAGCAACTACAGTGGGAACAAGACTAAGATCCATGCTTCCAAAATTAAAAAAGACCCAAATCTTTTGAGTTCCATTAGCAATGTGCTCTTTAGTAAGTTCTTTACTTCTTAGAAAGAAAGGTGTACCAAGTGTTGAAGACTCCATAAGTGCAGACGTAGATAACTCGGCACCTCCAGCATAATCTTTAACACTAAAGTCTGAGACGAAGACTATCTTTGAATTTTCAAAAGTATTTTCTATACTGTTATCAAAAGGACTTTTCATTTAATTCCTTGCGGTTGTGCAAGAATTATAAGTAAAAAGTTTTTGTTTTAAATATTGGTTGCTAAGTCGTCTTAGAATTTATCTAAAATCAACTTGCAACGCTTTTATAATATCTATAATTTCTGGCGAAGTGCTTCTGCAATAGGTTTAGCAATGGAAAGACTAACTAAATCAGTTGGACTTTTGCTACTATTGGGGTCGTAACCCGTCAACAGCACATTTACTTCCTCTTCAGACATCACAAACGTGATAGAGAAACCATCTTCGTATTTGTCATCATTACACTGAAAGTAGCCGGCACTACAAACATCTACACGCCTAATTTATCCTTAGCTAAGTTTTACAATATTATATTTAATCCGCATTGCAAGTGCGCCACCTGTGGTGGCAACAGTACCGTTAGTAGACAACATAATTGCAAGCGCAAGCTGAGAAGAGGCTGCACTTGCCCAGGTGTTACCATCAGCGCGCGTGGTTGCCGCACCTGTAGTTGCGCTTCTTGCAGCACAAGCGCCGCCGGCTTTAACACACGAACCAATTGCGCTACCACCTGTAAACGCTACAGTACCTACACCCGATAACATTGAAGCAACAGTTCCAGCAGCTCCAAAGTTATCAGCAACAATACCAACGCCTGGCGTTCCAACTGATGTTGTTAAACCATACACACCACTGGGCCGCATTGTTCCGATAACAGTGCTTGACGCGCTTTCAACTACGCAGACAGCAACAAGATAGTTTCGAGATGCACCTACAGAGAAGTTGTCAAAACGGACATCAAGACTAAAAGCATCACCGACAAGAACTGAAGAACCATCTGAATATGTAAGAGGTGCTCTCCACTTAGGAGACGTGAAGTTTGCTCCGCTAATGAGACTATATGTTTCGTTACCTACACCAATAGTGTTGGTGTTAAAAGTGTGTGTATCAGTTCCTGCATCATAGCTATAACTTGACAGTGCCACAGCAGCAGTATCAGAAAAACTATACGTGCCGCCGTTCAAGTTGCCCAAAGATCTTGTTTTATTTGAAACATCATCAGCGAGCACCCAAGAGGTTCCAGATAGATATAAACTAGACATTAGTTAGTTCCTACGATATGATATTTGTCTGTGCCATTAGAAATCAACTTTGCTGATCCGTAAGCAGTTGTTATTTTTAAACTTGTGGCACTATCTATTGTGTCACCAGATCCAGCCGATATTTCTATTACAAGTGTTGTGCCTGAAGAAGCGTTTCCAGAAACATCTTTGAATATGAGCTCTCTTCCAGAACCTGCGTTAGCTGCTGTTGGTAGAGAAGCTGTCAAAGTGCTGTTTAAACTAATTAGCATATAATGACTTTCTGCAGCTACGTTAAAACTGCTATTGTGAGAAGAAGTCTTTCTAAAAACAGAACTCATTGTGTATTCAGAGCTTGAAACAATCAATGAGCCAGACACTTCTATTCGTCCATTTCCAGGTGTAGATCCAGAATTTACTCTTAAGATGTCACCTCTATTCGCATCAGCGTCGCCAGAACCATCACCAATTACAAACAGAGAGAAGTCATTACCTCTTTTGTTATATTTTCCAATAACGAGTTGACCTGATCCAGAAGCAATCGTATAAACACCTTCAGTGTGTGAAGCGTTTCCTAATGCAGTAGTTTCTATACCCTGAGCGTGTGAATATTGACCTTTTGCGTTATTTAAACTTCCTTGTCTTAAACTACCAGATATAACAACGTCACCGCCGAACAAAGACATAGCGTTTTGAAAGCCACCAAATCCGCCCATAGTTCCTGAAACATAGAAGAATACATCACTTCCTTTATCTTGAGGTGAATCAAAGCCTACATCATCGCCTACAAATGCTGCTGATCCTGTGGTAAAAATAGCTTTGTTAGTTGAAGATGACCAGTATTCAGGAGCTGTGCTGCCGCCGGCTACTAAGCTGCTTAGTGTAACCCCTGCAGGATTTCCAGAGTCAAAAAATGTAAGTCCACCTGATCCAGAGTTTATTTTTGCATTTCCACCTAAAAATTTAATTTCATTGGAAGTAATTGTAATTGAACCTGTGCCTATCGTCAAAGAGCCACTTGCAACAACATCTCCACCAAATACAACAACACCAGAAGTTCCTTTTCCACCAATAACGCCTGAAACGAAAAGCATTGTGTCGGGTCCGACATTGCTTAACATTGCAGCAGGAATTCCTCCTTCTCTATTTGTTGCAACAGAACCGCTATAGATTAGACCTCCTATTCCGGACGTTCCAATTCCACCTGAAAGTATTATTTTTGTGACTTCTATCTGTGATGTTCTAAAATCTTTTGCCATTATTTTCTCTAGGTGGTTGCAGGTCTAATCAAGAAATAAACTTTTCCTGTGTAATTTGAAGAAAAGTTTATTCTTGCTGTTGTTGTTGTGATGTTTGTGACATAAACTTTTATATTTTGTTCTATAGAGGCAGTAATAATTGGAGGCAATGAAAATACTGCAACTGTGAAGTTGATATCAATATAATCTGCATTTAATGCATTTTCAGAGCCTGCAAACATTGTTAAAAATGGAATCGAACTCATTAGTCTTGACCCATAATTATAAAATGAACTCTGCCTGTAAATGGAGCGCTTACAGACACTGAAAGTGAGGTCGTAGTGATTGATGTCACAAAAGCATTTACGTTTGCCTGCTCATTACTCTCAGAATCTACTGATGTCACATTGACTATTGGCACATTCAAAAAACTTACAGTTCCAGGAAAAGTATAAGTTTCTGGTCCAGAAGAGTTTGTAAAAGTTAGATAACCAGCTATCATCTCAAACTCTTCATTTGAACAGTACTCATATACAGGCTTCTTTCGAATAAACCTGTATACTTTCCTGTACCTGTTCTTGTCTTTTCTTGTGAAACTGTAAACTGTTGGCATTTTTACCCTAGATGATTTTTGCAGCTATTGCAGATAAATATGACCTTTCTCCTTTTTTAAGCTTAATATGTGCTGCAACATGCTCATTTTTAAATTTTTCTGCAACAATTGTTAAACCATTCGACAGAGAGTCGATGTAAGGAGTGTCAATTTGATCTGTGTCACCAAGCATAACTATCTTTGAATTTTCACCAATTCTAGTTATAACTGTTTTAATTTCATGAATTGTTGAGTTCTGTGCTTCGTCAAAGATTAAGAATGTATTACTAAAAGTTCTACCTCTCATGTAAGACAAAGGTGCAATCTCAATAGTTCCTTTGTCTAAAAGCATTTCAAAGTAGCTTAAGTCTTTATCTTTGAAAGCATGACGGAAGTTATCCATAATAGGAGACATCCATGGAAGCATCTTCTCTTTTAGATCACCAGGCAAGAATCCAATGTCTTTTCCAACAGGTTGAACATTTCTAGTAATAACAATTCTGTCATACTTTCCTTCATTCAATCCTGCAACAGCAGTCATTAAAGTAATAAATGTCTTACCAGAACCTGCCAAGCCTGTAATTGTTACCAAGCTAATGTTTGGATCTAACAATGCGTTTAAAGCATAGAGCTGTTCTCTGTTCTTAGCTGAGCATGAAAACATCGTCTTGAAATCTTTTTCATTCTTTAACTTTGTAATGACACCTTTTTTGTGAACGCCAATGTAGGATGCCTTATCGTGCTTGATGCATAGAAACTCATTTTCATAAAACTTTCGATCAATAAAGCTATTGACTCTCTCACAAAGTTCAGTTGCCAGAGAATGATTAGTAATGTTTTCATAAAGATCATCAATGATTTCTTTAGAATCTACTTCAATATCGAGATAACCTTTGTACATCTCGTCGTCTGAATCGAGAACACGATCTCTGTAATAGTCTTCAGCTTTTAGACCAACTGCATCGCACTTAACTCTAAAGTTAATGTCTTTTGTAACAACAATTGTCTTTGATTCAGGAAACTTGCTTTGTGTATAAAGTGCGCAAGAAATAATCTGATTATCTGCACAGTTTTTATCTAAAAACTCTGGAATATTACTAGTGGAACCGTTGATTTCTACTCTTAGATTTTGATCATTCTTCTCTAAATAGACACCATGACTAAGATCACCTTTTTCTCTTAGCTCGTCAAGAAATCTATTAACATACCTCGCAGATTCTCCAATTACTCCGCTTTTATCTTTAAATCTATCAAGTTCGTCTAGTACGACTAGCGGAACAACGACATTATTTCCTGGGAAAGAATGAATTGCCTCTTTGTCGTAAAGAAGAACATTGGTATCAACTACAAAAAGCTTTCTGCTGTTAACTGACATTTTACTCCTGTTGTTCATTAAAGAACTTATGTCTATAATACTAAATATCGCCTATAGGAGTAAAATATGAAATGCTATGAATATCACAATAAAACAGGTGCTGAGTGCGAAAAAATGAATTGTAGATATTGGATTGACTGTAAAGATTCACAGATGTGCTGTTTAAATCTTTGTAAGAAAAATTCTAATCTCACTCTTGAAGACGTAGGAAAGATCTTTGGCGTTACAAGAATGAGAATATGTCAGATAGAAAAGATGGCTGTTAAAAAACTTAAATTTATAAGTGAAAAGATTTAAATCTTGCTTTAAAAACGAGGGAGCCCGGTAGTTTTTGCTACCGGGCTTTCTATTATAAAGATCGTTAATTTAATTTAATTTTACTTACTTAGCTCAACTGACTCTCTTACGATATCAGAAGATAGCTTTTTAACATCGCGTAGACCACGACGAACTCTTAGGCCTGCAGTCTTATTCCCTGAAGCATGCTTAACAACGTCGGCGCGAAGTGACTCAACTAGGGTTCTCAACACTTCAAATTTTTCAACTAATTCTTGTAGATCACTCATTTTATTCTCCTTTATATTAAGAGCTTTGCTCTTTCGTTATTATTATTAACTTCTTCATCTTTGTTAATGTTTTCTATATATTTTTTTAATGTCGAAGTTATTTCTTTCATTGCTGTATTGTTTTCGATTGTCAAAGCAATATTAAACATTATGTCGATCTTTTGATCTTCATTTACTCCAAAGTCTAAAATCTGCTTTACAATATCTCTTGATTCTTTCTTTCTTTTTACAGTTTGAAGCATTTTTATATCATTCATTTTTTGCTCATAACAATAGTATTGATTTCTTTGTTTAATATTTTAATCTTACTTTCTGATTCAATTTGTAACACTTTGACATTTTCAGATTCACCGACGATCGATCTTTTCAAAACAATCATGCTTCCCCACAATTGATTTTCTACAATATCAAGAGCATGTTCATAATCAGCAATGTCTGCTCTGTTAGAGGTAAGAACAGTGCTTATCTTTTCTGGAAGCATTTGAACAATATCTTCTATATTGAGAATTGAAGTGATATCTTCTTTTCCGGGTCTTAACTCAGACTTAAAAACATCATAAACATAGTGTAAAGATTCGCAGTTGTTACATTTGACTAATTTAGGAACTACGTTGTCATTCTCATCAAACTTTGAGTAAACAGGAAACTTATGATTTATTTTCTTTTCACCCTTGTCAAAGATCTTTAAGAAACAATGACATTCTATGAGATGTTTTATTCCTTTCATTTTAATCGATAGTTTTAATGATTTGATTCATAGATCTATTGTAAGAATCTTGAACAGACTTCTCTACCATACTTACAAGTACACGGGTCTGATTTTCATTCAATGAAAGAGTGCCTCTGTTTTCAGCAATTTCTGCCTGTAGACGCTCAATGATAAAACGAACGGTTTGTGTAACTGATCCCATGACTTTTGATTGACTTGCCATTTTTACTCCTTTCTGATTAGAATCTTGTCAATATTATAGAATAACAATTTTGTAGCGTTAACCTTTTTAATCGCATAACTGTATAAAATTCTAGGAACCATGACATTTCTTTTGTCAAATGACAATTTAACATAACCTCTAAGCGATGTGTCTAACATTCTTAAAAGATAATCTAGATCTCGATTGAAACCAATATCTTTCTTAAGCTCTTCTGGAACATAAACTTTAAGAACTTTGCTATTTAAGTTTTTAATTCTGTTTTCAATAAGCTCAATATTTGCATCAGGTGCTGAGTTCTTGATTCTATTCTGAAGGAAGTTTATGTGAATCTTGATATCATTAAGACTACAAAGTGGTGCTATTTTAAATCCGTCTCTGGCAAAAGTAATCGTGTTTCCTTTTTTTAACTCTTTTCTCATCTCTTGTGATATTGTCTGACCTTTAAGAGAAGAAATAATGTCAGAACTATGAAGAAGAGCAATATCATTCATGATGTTAATTGTATCTTCAGTTACTTTCATAGAGACAGGAAAAATTTGAGTTATTTTCTTAGCATTGTTTTGAATAATAACATTTTTAACTTCGTCTGACATTCCGAAACAAAAGAGAACATGAGGTTCCTTGTTCATCGCAGCAAAATGAAGCATATGATGTATTTCACTTACAGACTCAATGTAACCATCTATGATAGCAAATCGATAGTCTTTCATTTCTAAAGATTTTTTATTTCCTAAAAATGAAGAATCAAATTCTATTTTTACAAATATGTCATCTTCTTTTTTAATAGAGATAGATTCGCCAAAAGAAGATTCAATCTCTACAATTCTATCTGTTGAAGAGTTTTGAACAATCCATCTAACTATGCTTTTTGCATTTTCATCTTTAGATGTTTCTAAAAACTCTTCAACAGTATCTTTTCTAAAAAGATGAACATTTTTATCAGCAAGAAGATCCTTATCAAAGAAGAGGTTTAAAAATACTTCTCCAAGATAAGGATAGATCTTCTCACAATCATCATACTCTTTCTTAAGAATTGACTTAAGTTGGTATTCAGGAAGATGAACACTTTTACTAAAAAACTCATTTAGATAATTGACAGTTGGATTGTCAATTATTCTTGTGTTCGAATAAAGACAGTTGCTGTTTTCTTTATAAAGTTCGAACGTCTCTTTTTCTTTAAGTAAGAAGTTTGAAACGTTCGAACCTTCAAATATTTCTATCTTATGAGTCTCGCCACAAGTTGTTTGATGCATATGTTAGGATTTCCTCGGCAGAATGCTCATTGTAATTGTACTCTTCAATAAGCGTTTTTACCATGTCGCTGTACTTCTTTTTCTGGTCGTCATCACGTGACTTCGATCTTGTAACGATTCTTGCGATATCCTTAACGGAGTTGATCAAATACTGTTGAACAGCTTCTTTTAGTGGTCCGTAAGACTGGTAATTAACTTTTTCACCCTTACGAAGCTTACTAAACATGAAAGCTGTTACATCTGATCTAAATCCATCACGAGCAGTTCCTACAACACCAATCATTTCTTCAATTGATCTCATAAATCTCTCGTCAGGTTCACTTTCTTCACGAGTAATCTTGTTTTTGAATTTTGACTTAGTTGTAAAGGCTTCGGCATTATCCATGTAAGAGTCAAAGAGTGATTGTGCCTGTTCGTCATAAGCGGTGACGAATGCCTTTGCAATTTCATTCTCAAGAATCTTTAGATACTCTTCTCTAATGGTATTCTGAACAATCTCAAGATAGCGAGTCTTGGTGTCTTTATCAACGATCTGTTCAGAAATCTGCTTAATCAAGCTGTCCATTACATTGATAGGTGTGATCATGTTGGCATCAGAATCTGAAAGAGCAGCATCGAGTGCCTTCATGATGAATCTTGTAGAAACACCATCCATACCTTCATCTGCGGCCTCAGCCTTTAGATCTCTGATGTCAACTTTCTTAACACGACCCTTCTCTATGATCTTGTCGCCGTTGTAAATCTTCATCTTAGTCAAGATATCGCACTTATTTGAAGGCGTTAGACGACTCATTACTGAGAACATTGCTGCCACTTTCAAAGTGTGAGGTGAAATATGTGCTCCATTAAAATCAGATCTACGAATCATCTTCTCGTAAATCTTTTGCTCTTGATCTAGCTCAAGAACATAAGGCACTTCAATTTTAAGAACGCGGTCGAGAATAGCTTCGTTGGTATGCTCGCCTTTGAATCGGTTCCACTCACTTTCGTTACAGTGTGATAGAATTACGCCATCAAAGTAAATCATATCATTTTTGCCAGGAGAAGGAACACGCTTTTCTTGCGTTGCAGTAAGCATGGTGTGCAAAAATTCGATTTCGTTCTTAAATACTTCTACGAATTCTACGATACCTCTGTTTCCTACGTTAAATGCACCATTTAGTGATAAAACTCTTGGATCATCTTCTGAATATTTATCAAGCTTACTAATGTCTTCAGTTCCAATAAGAACACTAACGTCTTGAGAGTTTGCATCCATTGGAGGTACTACAGCAATGCCGCGGCGGCCACGTTGTGAGAAAGAACTGACTACTACTGGGAATCTTTCGTATTCACCATCAAACTCTTCCATTAGGCGATGACGGCAAATTGGGCAAAGATCACCTTCAATGTGAATACCGAGCATTTGTTCAAACTCAGCTCTTAAACTTCTTGGAAGCAAATGTAGAGGCTCTTCTCTTACAGGGCAACCATCGAGATGATAGTGATTATCTGCATCCTCAAGTGCTCTCTTAACAGCATCAATTAGAGCTGACTTGCCTGCGCCAACAGGTCCCATGAGAAGAAGTACTTGACGACTTTCTTCACCCTTATGTGCAGCTGACTTTAAAAATCTCAGCAGCTTATTTATGACTGATTCCATTCCATAAAATTCTGATGCGAAATAGTCATAAACTCTTAGTTTGTCGCCATTAAAAATAGGCCTGTACTCAGGAGAATCTACATCGAGAACTCTCGTGCCCTTTTTTTCAATTGACTCGTAAAGACGCTTATGTGCCAATTTAACAATTTCTGGATTTTCACTTAACAAGTTTAGATAGTCAAGAAAAGTTCCTTTAAACTTTTCTTCCTTCTTTTGGTTTCTCTTATTTTTGATAACACTTAAAAAATCTTTGTTGGCCATTTTTTCTCCTGGGTTAATCATAACGTATATAAATAGTGTCGTTTAATCATATTTCCCAAACTTCATCTTCTAAAATCGTGTATAGACGAACATTGTCTTTCCATAGATCCTTAATGTGACCGACAACTTTTGTCGCATGTTCTAAGTCTAAATCTCTTCCATCATATTCATGCTTAAGAACCAGTGTTCCGTCTTTTTCAATTCTTTCTACATAAATTTGAGGAATACTTCCTATGCCTATGCTTCGAAGCATTTCTTTCTTAACTACTGTCCAGTCATCTTCGTCAGCAACTTCAGAGATTTTTACTTCTCCGTGCTTATTTCTGACAAATGAGAAGATATTGAGTTCTCTCATGTCTTCTTCGTCAAGATAAATTCTACATGCAGAAACATCATCATGAATTTCTCTGGCTTCGAAACATGCTTCCAAACCATGTTCTTTTTCAATCTTATTAAAGATATAGAATCCAATATGATAAGGGTTTAGACCACCTATGTGAGGTCTAACTACTGCATTGTGTAGTTTTAAGAAAGGAAGATGATACTCATCTTCAAGTGCAAGATCGTGTAAAATCTTGTAATGCCAGAAGCTTGCCCATCCTTCATTTAAAATTTTAGTTTTAATTTGTGGAATAAAGTACAAGGATTCTCTATGCATGATATCAAAAATATCAAGTTGCCAATCAGTAAATTTTTCAGAAGAATACTCTTGAAAGAATGCAAAAAGATCATAGTCAGGTTGCAAAAGTTTTTTGTCTAAATGCTTTTGATCAAGATTTATTCCTTTTTCTTTTAAAAGGTTATATCTTTCAATTTCTGAGTTCTTGATCTCTAGCTTTGACTTTCTAGGAATTCCATATCTGTTTGTCTGAAATGAGAGTGCTTGCAAATTATCTATGAAAGATTCTACTTGATCGATACCAATGTTTGGGTTTTCAACATATCCCTGTATTCTCTTTTTTGCATTTCTCATTCTTGAAACAACATTTTTAGGATCTGTGTCTTTAAAACACCTGTTGTTCTTGAAAAAGTCACTATGTCCTACACAGTGAGCCATAATTAAAATCTGTAGAAAGAGTTCATTTTGACGCATCAGATAAGCAATTGAAGGATCACTGTTGATAATGAGCTCGTAAGGTAGCCCTTCAGCTCCGGCATTGTACATGAAATGTGTTCTTTCGAATGATTTACCAAATGACCAGTGATTAAAGTAAGAAGGCATGCCGTGATAAGACATATGACCTATCATCTCATAATAGTCACAGATTTCATAATCTATTGGATACCAGTCGAGACCATAGCTTCTTGCTTTTTCACAAATTTTATCATCCCAAAGCTTGAGCTGTTCTAATGACCAATCAGACATCGATACCTCCTCCAAAAAGTTTCTTAAACTGAGGCCATATGTCCTCTTTCTTTACAATCTTAACAAGCTTAAACTTTTCACTTTCTAACGGCGCAAAGATTTTGGTCATTTCTTGACCATAAATCTTTTCTCCAGAATGATTAATCTGAATGTAGCCTGTCATTTGAGAAAATCCAATAATTTTTTCCATTGCTTTAAGTGCCTTCGGATTATCTTCTTCAAAGTTTTCTCCGTCACTACAGTGAAAGCTATAAATATTCCATGCACTGGTTGGATATCTGTCTTCTACAGCAGAGATTTCTGTTTGTAATCCTGAAGATATCATCGTTCCGCCAGTGGAGGCACTCTTAAAGAAGTCATTTTCATTTACTTCTTTACCTTCAGTTGTGTGAGAGATAAATACCAAATCTACTTTTTCATACTTGTATCTAATAAACTGATATAGCAAGAAGAAGAAAGATCTTGCTAAAAACTTCTTGTGCTTGTCCATTGACCCTGACACATCCATGATGAAGAAAATTACAGCACTTGTAATAGGCTTCTTCTTGACATCAATGTGTTTATACATTAAGTCATCTTGATGAAAAGGAAAGCTTTCATCCTCTTCAGGATCATAAGTTCCATTTCTCTCAGCACTTTTTTGTCTTCTTATCTTATTTTTAAGAGTTTCTTTTTTAGAAAGACGAACTCTAATACCTTCACTTCTGTAACCTTTTCTCTTTAATTTTTCAGAGAAAATGGCATCTGCTTTCTTTCTGTCTAAATCTGGTAGATTTAGATCATCAAACAAATACTTTGCTAATTCTTCGAGAGAAATTTCTACATCGTAGAATTCTTCTCCCTTTTCTTTTCCACCTTTTCCTGGACCTTGTCCTTGACCTGGAGGACTACCTTCTTTGATTACTTGACCTTTTCTAACGTCTTTACCTTGCGCTGATCCTACACCCTTTGAACCCGTACCTGAACCATAAACGAATCTATACTGCTTAATACCTCGAACCGGAACCCTAATCTGCTTTTTGCCGTCTTGACCTATAATTGACTCTTCAGCAACAATATCGTGAATCCCTTCTTTAATAGCTTTTTCAATTTTCTTCTTATGTCTTGATCGATCTGTTGCTGAACGATCAGCTATAGTTTTATGAGTTCTAAAAACTGACATTATTTCTCCCGATAAATCGCTTGCATACATAATATATATTTTGAAATTTAATTAAATAAGGGAAGAAGATGATTTATAGAAGTATCTTAAGAAAATTAGAGGAAGATTTACAACTGATTGAATCAAATAGTCAGTTAGAAGAAAAGAAAGATGCTGAAAGAGGTGAAAGAAGCGTTAAATTTGGCGCAGATAAAAACTCTAATGTGACAAGAATGGATTTTCTCCCTTCGAAAGCTTTAAAAAAGATCGCTGATGATAAAGAGCAAAATGAAGTTGCAGAAGTTGTAAATAGCAGCGAAGAAGATTTAAACTTAGATGAGAAGAAAAATAAGCGACCTGGCAACCCGAACTACTATAAAGGCACTAAGAAATCAAACTCGCAAATGGCAAAAGAGATTAATAAGTGCTCAGATCCTAACCCACCCAAAAGCTGCTATGATGAATGGACTGCTGACAAGTCTTATAAAAAGTCAAAGAAGATGAAAGAATCTTTAGAAGAAATTGAATCTTTAATAAATGAAATCAAAGAAATTAAACTTGACGAAGGTATCTCTGCAAAAGTTAAAAAAACTCTTTCAAAAAAAGCAAAAAATGCAAACATGCCTTTAGGAGCACTAACATCTGTTTATAGAAAAGGTTTGGCTGCTTGGCTTACTGGACATAGACAAGGTATTCCTCAGCACGCTTGGGCGATGGCAAGAGTTAATTCCTTCATCAGAGGCGGAAAGACAAGATCAGTCGACAAGAGTGAATGGAAGAAAGTTCAAAACCATAGAAGCAAAAACGAGTCTGTTTCTATAGAAACTTTAGAAGAGTCAAAAAAAAAGAACCTAAGATAGGCACAGGAAAAAAGCCCGCTGGCAGTAGCCGCAGGCTTTATACAGATGAAAATCCTAAAGACACAGTTAGCGTAAAATTTAGAACTGCATCAGATATTCAAGATACTCTTTCTAAAGAAACATTTAAATCAAAATCTCACGCTCGAAAATCACAGATAATAAATCTCATACATCAGAGAGTCAGAGCAGCATATGAAAATGCTAAAGATCCTGAAGTTAAATCTCGCCTAAAAAGAGCATTAGATTACGCTGAGCAGAGAAAAGATGCTTCTAAAAAGAAGACAGAAGCGATGAAGGAATAATGTTGTGAATTGATCTGTATTTAAGAAGTGCCAACTCTTTTGCTTTTGCTTCGATTACCACATCGAAATCTTTTCCGTAGTCTTCGATTTTGTCATAAACATATTCACTATGTGCATTGTCTTTCTTATCAGCACTTTCTTTTTGAGCAGCAGATTCTGAATAGTGGAAGCAAGGCCGAATTTTACCCCAGGATTCAAAAGCCATGGCATGACATTCTTCTTCAGACTCGCCGTCATTTCTAAACTTATGATGGTGATAGTCAAAAACAATTGGAGTTCCTAACTTCTTATAAATGCCTTCGTAGAGATCTTTGGTTGAAAATAAGCTTTCTCTATCGTCATTCTCGACAGTTAAGCGAGTTTTAACACTGTCGGGGAGTAGATCAAAGTTTTTAACCCACCGATCGATTGCTGATGCGCGATCGCCATAAGAAGCACCGATATGAATATTAATTTTTGCCCAATGACTTCTAGGCAAGCCCATAAGATCCATAATTTTTCCATGGATTGCCAAATCCACAACAGAATTTTTGACAACGTCAGACTTTGTTGAAGTAAGAATGTTGAAAGGACCGGGATGGAAAGAAAGGCGAATTCCGTGTTGAATTGCGTAATCTCCTGCAGCCTTAAGATTTTTAGAAATCTTTTCAAACCCAGGAAGGTCTTCAAGCATGTATTCAGAAGCCCATGGGAACAACGAGGATGTCATTCTAAACACACGAATACCATTCTTGTGGTTCCAATCAAGAATAGGTAGAAGATCTCTTGTGTTTAATTCTGCCAGCTCTGAAGCATACTCTTTACCTTTGGCATCGAAGGTCTTTTTAATCATAGTTCTGTTGCAAGTAACCTTGTTCTTTTTGGCCTCTTGCAGCGTAAGATTAATACATGCATAACCAAACTGAATACTTTTAATCCCATCAGTAAAATTTTTCATTTTTGATCTGTCCTCTGATATTTAATATCAGTAATGTTTAAAACTTTTGTCGGAGGAAATATGGAACTGGCTAAAAAACTTATGATTTACTCACTTATTGTAACATTGTTTGCCTTACTTTGCACTCAACTTGAAAGTTCAAGAAAAACATCTACACACATCTCACAATTTAATAATCTTTATGATGTAAGTAATACGCCCTATCCTGTCCAAAATTTCTTATATTTAGACACTTACCTAGCAGTCACAGCAAAAAACGGAGTTGAAGCCGGACAAACTCTAAATTCAGCATCTGGAATTGCTGTCAAAGGATCGTTAAACAAAGTTTATGCTTTTACTGCTGGTCATTGGTGTAGTGCTGATGATGAAAGCTATTTGAGTGTTATCAAGACAATGGCACTAATAAATCCTGATAATACTTACAAGATTGAGAAAAGAGTTGCATTTTACGGGGAGTTCTATTACATAGAAGAAATATTTTCAGATATGGTTAATGACATATGTGTAATTACTTTCAGTTCTCCTTACGCCTACAAGGTTAAAAAGATCAAACCATCAAGTAGATATCCAGAAATAGGTGAAGAAGTTTTTACTTCATCTTCACCACTTGGAATGTTTTCACACACACTTAGACTAATCTTCAGTGGTAGATTTTCTGGTTGCGATCAGAATCTTAAATACTGCTTCTATACTATTCCTGGTGTTCAAGGAAGTTCTGGCTCTGGTGTCCTAAATAAAAAAGGAGAACTTGTTTCAATACTTGATGTTTCTGTAATTGATTTTCATCAAATTACAGGAGGAACAAGATTAGAAATAGTTAAAGAAATGTATGATAAACATGTGAGGTAGTGATGAAAGAGTTATTAAAAGAATGGAGAAAATTTCTCAAAGAAAGTCAAAGCAAATACTTTCCTTGGATTGACATACTATCAGGTGATGATTACGACGATGTTGTAACAAGTATAAGAAAATCAAAACAATTTAAAAGATTAGGAAGCGGCGGATATAGAGAAGTATTTGAACACTTGTCTGACAGCAATCATGTCATTAAACTCTCTAAAGAAGAATCTAACTTTTCCAACTATGCTGAAAAGGTTGTGAGTGACAATTTTCCATCTATTTTTCCAAAAGTTTATGCATCTCACACTGACTATCTCTGGATTGTATCTGAAAAATGTGATATTTTATTAGAAGAGGACGACGAAAAGTGGAAAATAGGGCTTCAAAACAGCATGCCACGACTCTTAGATTATATTAAAAATGAGATTTTTCCGAAGTTCGAAGCAGAAAAAGGCGTTAATTACGCTTACTTGAGTCATTATAAACTTTTTATATTGATACTTGCATCAATCGCTTCAAAGACAAAAAGTGAAATTTTTTATGATCCTATATCATCTTTAAAAATTCCAAAAGAAACTTACAATGAAATGATTGATTATATTTTTAACTTTGGAATTTATTATGAAGGCTGGTTTTTAGATTTATCAAAAGCGATTCAAAGATTTGGAGTAGATGCTAATGACCTTAGTGAAGGGAATATCGGACAAAGTTTTGAAGATGGAACTTTAAAGATTATTGACTCTTCAATATTTGAGAAAAAAATGGGAGAGTATTCATCATGAAGCTTTATATGGATAAAAACTTAGGTATTGATTCAGAAAAGACAAGATTGGTAGGCGAGTTTTGCCTTTTTTGTGCAGAAATGCTTCCAATAGAGGGAGATTTCTCGATCTATATTGTTTCAGAGCGAGCTCCTTATAACATCTCAACAACTGCTGTTTTTAACATGGAAGATCAATGTTGCTACATCTATGGTAAAAATAGAGCAGTTCCTGACATTATGAGATCAGTTGCACATGAACTAACTCATATGATGCAAAATCAATCAGGATTGATCCGTGGACCGATAAGAGATGCTGGTGGATTTCACGAGGATCAAGCAAATGCGAAAGCAGGTGAGCTCTTAAAGCTATTTGCTAAAAGCTCACCCGGCAGAGAAAGAATTTATGAGGCTAAGCGACGCTAGGCTTTTTAGCTTCTTCACTAGAAGCAGCGTTTGAATTTTCTACAGGCCCAATAATTTTAACTTTCTTGATTACAAAAGGATGATTTATTTTTTTCTTTCCAACCGAATCAGAAACATTTCCGCCAATTACTTCTGTAGGAGAAACAACAACATCTGAGTGACTTTTGTTCGGACCGCCTTCACGAGGCGCCCAAACATTATCTCCTCTTTCTAGCTTGACATTATTATCAATTGGAAGTAAAATGTAAGTTTCTTTTCCAGCAAAAGAAGCAGGATTAGCTTTTACTGCCTGTGTGTTCTTCTCAGCTTTGTTCTTCCAAGTTATATGTGCAGAACTTCTAAAAAAAGGATCATTCATTACATAAGATATAAAAGCAGCGCTCCAGGGTTCGCTCTTGTTTATAGATACTTCTGGATCTTGTTTGAAGATGTCTTTGATGTTTGACCAGTAAGCTGTAAGTTTTTCTTTAACAGTAGGATCGTTTTCTTTTTTTCCGGCCCAAGCAGCCATTTCAGATTCTGCTTTTCTAGCTGCCTGTTCGTTTGGGATAGAAACATACTTAAAGTTTAAATGAGCCCCTTCTTCACCTAATTTTTCATCTTCTTGAAAATCAGAGCTAGAAGAACTTGATGAGCTTGACGAAGCGCTGCTTTTAATACTTGAAAATCCTATTTCCTTGATAAGGCTATTTCTGATGATCTCTCTAATGTGTTTTTCATCTATAATCATGATTAATCCTTTTAAGGGCGAAGATCTTTTACGTTACCTGCAGGAATGTTGAAAGTAACTTTAATGGCTTTTTTTCTAAATCTTTTAGGATTATCAAAAATTTCATCATCTTTAGAATATGAAACACCTGTGCCTGTAGGGAAAATTAAACCTTTTGCAATGTCTTCTAATGCGTTTCTAATATTTTTAAGAGGTAAGTTTAATCCTGCATTTTGACCGCCGCCAAGTTCATTTTGAACATCTACAATTTTATTATTTTTATCAAGCACGAAGAAAAATGTTACTTGCCCGCCTGGGTATCCGGCTCGCACAGATTGAGCACTCATTTCATTTAAAATTGCTTTTATCATAAGCTCATCTGGATCTCTGTTATCTGACAAACTAAATCCTGATGATTTGAAATTTTTTCCTGTCTGGTTAAGCTTCACAGTTATTTTCTTTGATGAGCCTTTCGTCTCTTTACCCCTTTTTGTATCATCCTCACCTGAACCTCCTCCTCCTCCGCCTCCACGACCACCTCGACCCGAAGAAGAAGAAGGTGCCTCATTACCGTATCTAAGCTCACAGTAGTATGCATCTAAACAAAATGCTAAGCAGCCTCTAGGATTTGGTGTGTATCCTGGATACTTAGATTTCATTGCAGCAGACATATTTTTCCAGTTATCAACATTGCTAATTTTAAATTGGCTATAAAGACCACAGTTAGCCAGTGCGTGAGGAGCAAACTTGAGCCAGGCTTCTTGAACGACTGGGCTCCATTTGTTTTCTTCTGGAGGAGGTGTATATCCTTCAAGACTCTTTTTGGATGCATAAGCATTCATTGTCTTAATGATATTAAGAACATAGGGTTGCTCGAGACCCCAGCCGAGTGAAGTAGATTTACTTTCATCAGCGCCGGCTTCTTCACTTGCTTCTAAAACTGGTGTACCAGCCATTGCAGCCCTGGAGGCTTCAAGTCCTGGCAAAACCTGCCTAAACATATCTTTAATTTTAAGATAGAGTTTTGAATCAAGTGCCAGTGCAGTATCTTCTTGAATATTTCCTGACATTGCCCAATCAGCTAGCTCAGCAGCTAAAAGTGCCCAACCTAAAACTGGTATAGCTTTCAATCCTACTTGAGGAATAGACTTTAAAAGCGTCATTCCAGCTGCTTTCGCTCCTGCTTTTAGCGAGGCTTTCTTTGCGGCCTTTTTGGCGGCCGCTTCGGCCGCATCTTCGCCCACATTTTTAGCTGCCTCTCCGGCAGCCTTTTTAGCTGCCTCTCCGGCGGCGTCGGCGGCCTTTCTGTATTCTTCTCCGGCTGTTTTGGCGACGCCGCCGACTTTTGAACCAAGCTCTTTAGTAGCAGTAACAGGATTTATGGAACCACCGACATCGGCGGCGGCGCCGGCTGCAGCAGGAACTGCTAATTGATCCACAGCAGGAGCAATATAAAATTCTGTACTCGGGTCGTCGTCATTTAAAGCGTCTAATGCTGAAAGAACACCTGACGCTGCAACTCCTCCGCTTTTAGCTTTTCCTTTAAACACAGAGGAAGGATCTTTAAGACCTGCGTCTTGAAATTCTTTTCCGCTTTTTATTAAATCAAAAAATTGATCTCTGCCTAAGACACCAAACTCACCTAATTTAATAAAGCTCGTCTTCATTTTATCATTTATGACTGTATTGACGTGCCTTTCCATGTCAGTGTCATCAAGTTCACTTGAAAAAACAGACTCTAAAGTAGGTGTAAATGTCCAGGCACCTTGATGAGTTTTTTCAAATTTTGCTGAAACATATGACACATCAACAATTGTAGGAATTTCAGTTAAAACTTTTTCAATTTCTTCTTCATCTGTTCCAAATCCAAAGCCTTCTTTTGTTGCCTTGTATAATCTTTGCTCATATTTAGAAGCTTCACTTTCACTTATAGTTTGTACTTCTCCTTTAAGTGCATTGATAAGCTTGTCCATTCCTTGAAGCATATTTTGTTTGTCTTCTTCGGTACTAAAAGTAACAGCTGGTGTTGCTGATTGCGCCGCCTGCTCGAAAATTAATCTATTTTTTATTTCAAGTAGTATTAATTTTCTAACGACACTTTTGTTATAAATCATCTTGAAATTCCTTTGTAGGCTTTAATAAAATCTTCTTGATTAAATGCTTTACCAGATCGATCTCCGTTAGTTGATTTCTCTGAACTTTTTGATTTGTCTGGAGTAATGTTCATCATTCCCATAATCTCGCTCTTAAACTTTTCTGCATCCTGATGCACACAAAGGAAATCTGAAACAGGATTAATCATTGATCTGAGATACTGCTCCATAAACTCATTTATTGTTTCTCTGCCAACACCTCTAAGTATTGTTGGCAAAGGCCCGGACTCAAGCGGAATTGGAGCATCAAACAATACTTTTGTTACAGAAGAAAACATTTCTGGAAGTATCTTGTCGTAGAATATTTTTTCTCCGCCTGTTTCTATAAATCCAACAAAAACTGCCTCAGTAAGTTCTTTACAAGCATTGGGATCTTTGGTGACCACAAATCTTGTAATTGTATCAATTCCGCCTCTTTCAGCAAACTCTGGAATAAAGTTTCTTAAAAAACTACCGAACACAGTGTCAGTTGAAATTTGAGGAATGCCTAATGCATTAGCGATAGAGTCAAGAATGAAACCAGTAACTGTTTCATAAATTAAGTTCTTCCCGCCTTCAGGAATGTTATCAAAAAAACCTGAGATGAATGTTGAAACGCCGGAGGTAATGTCGCTAAGTCCTGCAAACTCTTTGATTAAAGCTCGATCACCTTGTTCCACAATTGCAAGATCTAAAAACTTAACACAGGCTCTCACGTTCTTACGATGTTCAACTAGCTGTTGTTGATTTTTAATCTTTTTGCGAACTTCTTCACGAACAATCTGCCTGATGATTTCACTTTGCATTCAAAAACCTCTATTTTATGATACTTATTGTGTTAGAAAAGTTTTTACCTTTTAAAATCTGAAGTTCCCATCAATAAGTCAATAATAGGAAGCCTTACGCCCCAGTTCTTGTGCTGATCAGGGCCCATGTGGTGAGCATAGTGCCAAGGCATCCATTTCTTGCTCCACTCAGGATCTAAGTGAGATTTGCGGTGGAGCAGATAATAAGATACCAAAGACACGATCAGTGTTAAATATCCAAAAGGAAAAAAGAAGAGGATAGGAAGATGAATGAGACCTGCGATAATAAGAGATTGAATTTCGAATCGCGACGAAAAAATTGACTCATAGCCCGAATCATACATTTGATTTTTTCGGGCGGTGCGATGGTGCTTTTGAAAGTGGTTTTTAAAAGCAAATAAAAATCTATGACGATTGTGCAGCAGATACTTGTGTGCAACATATTCTAAAATATGACCCCAGATCCAAGCGATGATTATTTGAGTGATCATTTTTTTTATCAGAGTGAATATTTGGGTTGCAAGACATATTTAAGTATGTTTAACGAATTTCTATTTGGAGAAAATTTATGAAAATAAGCAAAAATGAGTTGAGAAAGATGATCTTTGAGACAGTGTTAAGAGAGCAAGAAGGCGATGTTCAAGGAGCCGGCGCCGGAGCAAGAAAAACAAACACACCTAATAAAGAAGAAGCAGGTCGTTTAAAATCTGATATTGAAAATAAAGTTAAGCAGATAGTAAGTAAAGTAGCAGCAAATGATAGTTTTCGTGGAATGATTACAATTGGTAAAATGAGAACAGCAGTCACAAGAGCAGAACCCGAAGAATTAGGACAAAAAATTGAAAGAGCATTAGAAGCAGATACAAATTTAAAAGATTATAAAGAAGCACTTAAAGCAGGTAGAGCTTTTAAGATTACTGTCAATAAAGAGAAAAATTCTGAACCTACTGCTGCTGTAGAAGATGAGAAGAAAAAATCAGAAGCCAAACCAGAATCTCCAGACACCGAATCAGAAAAAGATAATAAGAATCAATACGAGCCGATAAACAGAGATGATCCTTTCATCTATCGGGTAAATACAGAAACAGGTTGCTGGGAAACTAAGAAAAAAGAAAGCGGCAACAGATGGTTGTCTTTAAGAAATAATCAAAGAGCAACAGATGTTTTAGATAAAAAATATTCCGGGGCAAGAAGTGATGATTTAAAAAATAAATGTAAAACTTCCGCATCAAAATCAACAGGAGGAAAGCCAAAGCCAAATCCACCTTCTCCAAGTGAGCCTCCAATACCTTCAGTTATAAAGCATGATGGCACAACTTATTACTACAATACTTGGGAAGGAAACTTAGATAGATTCGTTAATGCTGCACCTGGATTTAAAAAATACATTAATGATAATATAAATCTCAAAAATGAAAGATGTCTTTTCAATAGACAAAACAATAACATTCTAGTTTATGATCAAGAAGGAAATTTTTATAATTATTCTATTACAAGTAATAAAATAGAATATCCTGCCCCAGACGCAACAACTACACCTGAAAATATAAATTATTACAAAAAAATGTTTAATGAAATTCTCAGGGAAGGGAAAGTCATTACCAATGAATCATACGGAAAATCACACGCCACACTAATGCGTGAGAGATACTGGGGCAGATACTAATCTAACGCCCTAAAATCTCAATCACATATTTGAAGTCAGATCTCGGTCTGACTTCTTCTATTTGGCCTGCAGCTGCGTCAAACTCATCCACGATCTCAAAATGCTGATCAATAAAGATAATTCGCAGCGGAAATCGAGTTTCTCTCATCGTGTAGGAATGAAGCACGGGGTGCGGATAAGTAAAAATCATTCCCTCATTAGATCCAATCCGAGAAATTTTTGACAGGCCTCGTCTTCTCTTATCATCATCATCGGCTACATAAAGAATATAATTTCTTCCACCGATAGGCACAACTATTGACTTGTAATCTTCAAATGAGTGCATTTGTAAATCTCCTTGCTTATAATATACACTATAAGTAGGAGAGTGTGATGAACTTTTTCTTATCCGTATTACTTCTGACTGCAGACGCAAGTTTTGAAAATCTTGAGCATTTAAGAGTTGCCAAGTGGAAAACAGCGACACCACAAGTAGTCATTTGTGACGGTTTGGAAATTGAAACTGAGGTTGTGCAAAAAGCAGTTAATTACTGGAAATCTCGCGGCGAAAAAATTGGATCAATTCGGAGAAAGTCTTGTGCCGAAGATCCTCTGCCCGGCGAAATCGCAATCTACAACGGTGATCAAATTCCTGAAGAAAACGCAGGAGAGGCATACAGATTCATTAAAAACGAAAAAATCCCTCCTAAGATTCAAGAGATCACAAGGGCCTCTATCTACATTCAGGAGAGATTTAATGATAGCGAAATCCTAATTCAGCATGAGTTAGGACATGCTCTTGGATTCACTGATACAGATGACGAAGATTCTATTATGTCAATTCGTGGATCGCTCTATTAATTAAAATTCATCTGATCCATAGTAGTCAGGATTTATTTCATTGTCATATGAATATACATCCACGTCATTTAAATCGCCATTCACGACAGAAGATAAAGCATCACTGACCAACATACCACTTCTGACTAATGAAATAAACTGTCCGGTTTGATCCATTCCTAATGAATATTCACGGGCGACATCCATCAACTCTTCATCGCTCATCATCATTTGTGTAAAAGCTTCTTTAATAATGCTTCTCAGCTTAGCTCTTGATATTTTCATAATTTTATCTCCTTTAAAATTTGTGTCTTCTTTTAATGATTTTTTGTTTTCCGCTGCCCAACCGTTACCTCTGTTCTGATCATAAGTATTGTCTGCTTTAGATCCCCAGTAAAGGTGTGAAGGATTCATGCAAACAAATCCATTGGGTGCTGATCGATCATTTTTGCACTTATGACAACAAATACAGTTTTTCTTTGTCCAACCTCCAGCTGATCCTGGAGGTTTTTCTTTTTTCAAAGCAAGATATGCTTGCTTGCCACCTGTTCGGGCATCAGCATAAGTGCCTTCTTTACCACCAGATGCAATCTTTCTACGAACAGGAATGCATCCACCTTTTACTTTGCGATCGTCTCTTTCACTCATAAGAATCTCTTCACTATTATTCTTCAAGTCTTTTGATGTCTTTGACGAGTTGCTTTAGTTCTGAAACAGTAGGAAAGTTTTCAGTGACGCTTGTACCCTCTGTGACAGAATCTAATCCCGATAGAGAAGATCCAATCTTATCCACAAACTCGGCAATTCTATTTAAAGCACTTCTCATGCTTCCTGTCTGATCATCTGCAACTTCTCTGATCTCTGAAGAGCAAGATTTCATTTTGGCGCCGGCTTGAATAACTCGTTTGCCGCTTTTTGTTTTTGAAAACTCTTTGATTTCTGACTCTCTTTTCTCGCTAGTGATCAACTCTTCTGCTATCAACTTTCTAATTTGTGATCTTGAAAGACTCATTTTATCTCCTTGAGATTAAATATGCAGATCAGACGCTTTGATTCACTTAATTTCATAATTTATCCAATCTTAATTAACACCAACGATAATCAGTTTTCCTCTGATGTTCGATCTAAATTCGTCTGCACACTTTTTGATAATAGGCTTGAGGTTATAGAGAGCTTCTATGTATTCTTTTTTTGCTCCATTATCATTAATTGTAAAGCCAGATTTTGTCAAAAGCTCTTGACACATAATTTCTGCAAAAGCATCTGCTTCCACGCCTATTACACCTGTTCTTGCAGATCTCATCGTAAGCGCATGACGCCAGTTATACCAGAAATTTCCTTTTAAATTAGCAGTCAAGATTTCTATATTTTCTGGAGCTCTTGTGTTCTCCCGGGCCCAGCCCTGTATGAGTTGATTTTTAATAACACGTGCGAATGTTTCACTAAAAACTTCAGTGTTTTCGTTATCAAACATTGCATGAAAAATCATCCATGGTGTTGCAATAAAATCTTTTTCTAATACGGAAGAAGAATAAAGAATAACAACGTCATTGTCTCCAAAGTTTTCTGGAATTTCATAACCTATCTCTTTAAGTATATTGACACCATTAGGTTTTAAAGGCTCCAATATTGCTCTGTCATCATCAGAGTAATCTGTTATTTTTTCGTAAGTTCCAATTAACGGCGCAATCCAAATATTCCAAGGAATATTTGCGAAATGCTTCTTTGCAAGCCTTTCAAACGTTTTTGACATTGCGTATTTTTTAACATTATCAAAATTATGTTTTTTCTGACCATCACCTGTTCCATAATCTAAAAGGTCTGAAGCACCACTCTGATATAAATCTCCCCATGCCGTCCTCCTTTCTTTGGGATCATATCGAGGTTTAAATCTTCCAGCATATGCCATTTCTTTTAATTGCTGTCTAATAAAATTTATTAATTGAGATTTTTTAATTTTCATTTTACCTCTAGTTTTTAAAAGTAATACACTTAGTGCTTGAGATTAAATATGTAAGTTGTTTCTTTTTTACTTATAATAACTGTAATAGTTTCTTGACTCTCTTGTGAGACCTGAGATGTCTCCTTTACTAGCAATATCAATTAACTTTTGACGATTGTCTGATACTTCTATGCGATCAAAACCCTCAGATAATGTGGGTGGTTCATAGGCATTGATCATGTCATCAATAAAGTTTTCTGGAACATCTTTTGGAATGCCTTGTGCTGCAGCAACTTTTGCTCTCATCTTGGCAACAGTTTTGATGACAGACTCAACACCTTGAAACTTAAAATCGACAGCAATCTTCTCAAACTCATTTTCTCGTCCGGCAACAATCTTTAACGCTCTTGCTCTTGACTTCTTATTCATATTAGTCATGTCTAGTATGATTGTCTGACCTGAATTGACAGCAGCCACTTTTCTTGCATTGAGACGATTTTCAACTTCATCATTCGCTTTAAGCACATTTGAATAAGACAGTTTATTTTTCATCCAAGTGGGTGAAACCTGCACAACACCATACTTTGGATAAACGTCTCCAGGTGAAGATATTTTAGGGTCAGGGTGAATAAAGAGTTCATCTGTTGAAAAACCGATATCTTTTGCAACTTCTTCAACGATATCGTCTCTTGATATAATAAAAGGCTGCTCTTGATTTTCAACTTTCCACTTTCTTATCCAAGAAGATTTTCCAACTGAAGGTGGTCCTACGAGAACATAGAACTTTTTCTTTGTTAAAACTTGCTCTTCGATGAGCTTACGGAGGGTTAATCTTGTGAGTTTCATGTTTATTTCTCTTCTCTTTTGTTGATATTTTGATCATAAATACTAAATTTGTTGTAATTCTCATTCACCGGGATGATCTTGACTATAGCATCAGGCGGAATGTGTGATTTAGTATAGACATACCCGGGGTCACCCAAATACTCAGGATCTACTTCAAACTTGGTACCCTTTCGAAAAGCACGAGGATCCAAGACAATAACAGCAGCTTCAGGTGTCTTTGTCAGCGTAGGATTCCAACGAAAGCCTGTCTCAGCCCAAGCCTCGCGATTTTCTTCGGCCTGTCTATTAAGTGCATCTACATTTGTGAAGAGATAAACGCGCGGCGAAAATCCGCGCTCATCACTTCCGCGCGGCAAGAGACCTCTTTTTTTAATGCCCTCTACTGAAGAGAGGTCTGTGAGGTGATACATGAAATCACCGGGAGTGACAAAAGGATTATTTTTAGGAAGTGCAGAAACACTAAGTCTTTCACCTCTGTCTCCAAGACCCGAGGAGAAAATGTACCAACCTCTTCGAGAAAGCCATTCTCCAATAAATTTGACGACCAATGCGAGTTCGTCTTTTGAAACCAAGAGTTCACGATAAGCGTCACCTAAATGCATACCGAATCTGACTTCGCTTCCTGACAAGAAAACGGGAGGATACCTGACGAATTCTTGAATAAAATCAAACGGCAAAATCTCTTTTTGCCCTCTAACAACACGATGTCCAACACCTGGAAATGCAGATCTAAGAGCATCCGGCAGACGAGCAAGAGAACTCATCAGGACATCGGCTTCGACCGACCCACGAACTTCTTTAAGAAGCTTCACAATTTGGGCACGAATCTCTTGACGAACTTGCACTTCAGAAAGTTTCATAAATCACCTTGGTAACACAATCAACTATAAATATCTTTGAAAAGAAGAAAAGAAAAACAATTTGCGCCCCGCTCCCACCTCGGCGCGCAACTTAACTCTGCGATTTACCAGAAGTAGGGCATATCGGCAATCGCAGATTGATTATAATTTTATTTTGCATTTGATAAATGACATCGTGCTGCAAATGCAAAAGTTTAAATTAACTAAAAAGGATACACCAAAGTTGGTTTGTCGTAAGGAACACTTTCTTTAAAACTATCAACAATTTTATAAAGGGCATCAATTGATTTTTCTACCATTGGCATATAAAAAATTTCAAGTTTTTCATATGCCTCAACCGCTTTTTGCTTATCGAATTTGTTTGCAAAGATTGCAGCAAAAATATCTGGAAGTCTATCGATAACATCCCTTTTTGCAATCTTAAACTCATCTGGTAGTGATGTCCATGTAATTTTTGTGTGCTCAGAAAAGTAATCATCAAAATCATTAACGATATCTGCATTGACTTTTACTTTAGAATTTTTTTGAATTTCGTTCATGTAGTGATCATAAATCGAGTGCCCGATGATGTCATGAACTATTTGCCATTCAGGCGCAAGAAAGTCTCCTGTCATTCTTGTTTGAGCAGGAACTAAGATTTTAGATCCCTTAGGAATGTTTAAAGAACTCATCCATTGCACAAATTCAGGAGAGTCAACCACTTTAGACATTGAATTTGGGTTACCTCCGACACTTTTTAGCACGATGATATACCAGTTGTCTTCCGAGTCTGCAAGAAGAACCTTTGCAGCATCAGTAAATTGCTTTCTTCTTTCTTTTTCGGGGCCTTTTAACTTTGAAGCCATTCTATATCCAATTGATGGACCAATGTCAAGATCATCAATTGAGTAATCCCACTTATTTTTAAAAGGCAAAATGTCCATTAGCGGTGTTTCTGAAAGATTTGTTCGGACAATCTTTCTAAGTTGAGCTTTAGTTAATTTCATATGCGTCCTCTTCAAAATAAGATTAAAATGGATAAATTATAGTGGGCTTATCATAGGGAATTGACATTTTCCATAACTCAACAATATTATAAAGCGCATCGCAAAGCTCTTCGCCTGGTTTGTTGATTGAATTGAGCAAAGAAACTGCTTTTTCCCTGTCAAATTTGTTTGCAAAGATTGCAGCAAAAATATCTGGAAGCCTATCGTCAATATCACTTTTTGCAATCTTAAACTCATCTGGCAATGTTGTCCAAGTAATTTCTCCATGCAAATGTTGGTAGCCTTTGAAGAATTTAATGTTTGGCATATAGTACGAATCAATTGTGTGCCCGATGATGTCATGAACTATTTGCCACTCAGGAGCAAGAAAGTCTCCTAAATATGACGATCGCCCAACAACAAGAATTTTAGATTTTTTAGGAATGTTCAAAGAACTTATCCACTGCTTAAAATCAGGAGAATTTACGGTATCAGAAGCAAGGTTCTTGTCTTGTCCAACATTTTTTAGCACAATGATGTACCAATTATCTTCTGAATCTTCGAGAAAAAACTTTGCAGCATCAGTAAATTGCTTTCTTCTGTCTATTTCAGATCCTTTTATTTTTGAAGGAATTCTATAACCGATCGATGAGCCGGCGCGGGGGCTAACGTTAATCGAATCATCCCGCTTGTTTTTAAATGGAAGAATGTCCATCAAAGGAGTTTCTGAAAGATTTGCCCGGACAAGCTTTCTAAGTTGCGCTTTTGTTAATTTCATATGTGTCCTATTCAAAATTAATACAGACTAAATATGTTAATCAGATTAAAAAATAAAAATAAGATGAATTTCGCCTGATTTACTCTCGTCATGCCCCCTACAGATGATCGCATGTTTCGAAAAAGTTTTGGAAAAATTCTCCGGAAATTTTTGTGTGAAAAAAGAAACGCGCCGCATTTGCGGCGCGATTTTTACTTTTTATCATTGCATAGCGATATTAGGAAGCGGTTTAACTTCTCCTACAAAAGTATCATCGCAATATCCAGTCAAAATAACACTTTTTAAATTCCAACAAACAAAGAAATTTTTTATAAAGCAACCATGTATTCCTAGACTCTTGTTTTCTGATAAAGCTGAAACATATTCCATAAGTGCGTCGTTGTCATCTAAATCACCTTCTTCATTATACATGTCCACATCATTAGAAAAATCTCTTGCAGTCACTTTATTTTCTATAAATGATAAACTTGCACCCAGTCCACGTGACTCTTTGTGAGTAAAGAGTACAGTTTCTGGATTAATGCCCATAGACTTAAATTGATCTATAAGTCTGTAATTTTCTCCTTTTACATCTCTTGATTTTTCGTAGTTAAAGACTAAATATCTGCTAAAATCTTTAATTTCGAATTCTAAAGCGTAGTTTCCGTAATTACCGGCTTCAGATAAACTTCTAAACGTATCTGCATCAAAGCCATACAATCCTTTTCCAAAAAGACCTAGTTCTCCTGGTAAAAATCCTTTTGTCATAATTGTCTTAACTCTGTCAAGAACTTGATTTTTTGTCAATGAAGTACCAAGACCTTCAAGACCAGTATGTCTGTCATCTCCAAACATATGATAAACTTTTATCTTACCCGAAACAGAATCTACAATTTCATTAATAAGACGTCTAAGCTTAATTCTGCTAATTTGCATAACTTTAATCCTCTTTGCTAATTATGTTGTAATTATAAAAAGTTTTGGAAAAATTCTCCGGAAATTTTTGGGACTTGACCAAGTTTAGCCATTTACGGTTGTCTATATTTTTAGATGAGGGGAAAAGTGCTGCTGGTGGGTCGCAGGTTTAGTAAAAGTTGTTGGGATTTTCCCGAGAAGTAAGAGAGGACTAAGGGGGTGCCTGTGCTACCAGGGCCCGCCGGTGGGCTGGCGGGGGGCCTAGCGCGCCCCCTGGGCGGGGGCCCCGGGCGCTCTGCACAGCTCGCAGATAGCCCCCTAATAGCCCTCTGCACAGCTGTCTGCACTCTGCAGAAGGGGCCCCCTCCAGCGCTGTCGAGCTGCTTATCTTAGCCCCGGGCGCTCCCAACCACACCGAGCTCTCATCTCAGGCTCGACCGCCCGTGAGTGTAAAGCCCGACCGGTCAAGATAAGATAATATCATCGAGGGGATGGTGGCAACGGTCAACCCCAGGCGAGCTCTCGCTGGTTCAACCTCTCGGTGCTTTCTAACCCAAACCGTGTTACGATAGAAGTAGGAGGTGTTTATGGATACGCTGTTTGATGGTACTTTTCAGATCGACAAAGCGAACAATGCCCTGGACGCGTGGAAGCGCAAGTACACTGCGCAATTCATGAAGGCATGGAAGGGGCTCTACATCCGCGTCGATCACCCGGAAGACGTCGATCTGCCCGTGGGCTCGCGCCGGCTGGTTGGCGGCGAGATCGAAGAAGCCGGTTGGGGCCCTGACGGCTTCGAGGTCTACATCAAGTGGTGGGATGACAAGACTGAGTCCTACCGGCCCGCCCAGATGCTGCTGTAGAGCAAAGGGGTGTGAGAAGAGGTTTCGTCCTCTTCTCACACTCTCGTGTCTGTGCCGCATTTGTCTTTCATCTCTCAGCACTGCAGGGTCGAGGGAAAGGGAGAAAGCCTGGAAAGAAAGAGCGCGGAGCGCAAGATACGGCCGGCTGCACGAGATGTCGCACGCAGCTGAGCTCAAGATGCGGCTGGCGCGTAAGACACTGTATGCTTCAACTGAACACGCTGAGCGCGAGACACTTGAGGCGTGCGAGACACGCTGAGCGCGAGACAGGTAGAGCACACGATACTCAGCGTGTGAGATACGCCATCCCTCTTATCATATCTTACTCTCGGATCTTAGCACAAGTTTCTTCAGGGTCGATTCGGTGTTTTTTATAAAAAATCAAGATAAAATAATCTCATCAAGGAATAAAAAGAAATCCCAAGGAAATATCTTCCTTGGATCTCAAAATAAAATCCTTGAAATCAGGAAGATCGACATGACGTACCGTCTCTCCACTTCTCTCCATTCCTTCCTTGCCTCCTGGGAGTTTTATGATATCGAGAATCTCACCGAGGAGGACTTCGACAAGATGATCGCCGTAATCCGCGGCAAGGGTCTCAAAGAGGAAGTCACCGGCGGGTTCTACATGTGGTATGGAACTCAAGAGGAGATCCTCGCGACGATCAACGCGATCGAGCTCTCCACTCACGCTGGTCCCTCCTTCGAGGACTACGACGACTGGATGTTCGACAACATCGTCCAGTCTTCTCTGACCCAGGATGAGCATCCCTACCGTGTCCACGAAGTCAAGTAGGTGATCTCAGGAGGGGGGACAGCACCCCCTCCTCTCCCGGGAGAGAGGTCTGCTCCCTTTCCGCCTTCGCGCCGTGTGCAGGGTCGAAGGGAAAGGGAGAAAGACCTGAAAGAAAGAGCACAGAGCGCAAGATGCGGCTTGTGGCCGGGTGCACGAGATGGCGCACGCTCGCGTGCGCACTGTTGAGCTCAAGATGCGGCTGGCGTATAAGACACAGTATGCTTCCGCTGAGCTCAAGATGCGGCTGGCGCGTAAGACACACTGAGCACGCTGAGTGCAAGACACATGAGGCGTGTGAGACAGGCAGAGCGCGAGATGAGTAGAGCGCGAGATACTCAGAGCGCGAGATGCGTTGTCCCTCTTATCATATCTCGCCCTCAGATCTTAACACAATTTCTTCAGGGTCGGGTGGTGTTTTTTTAAAAAGTTCGAGTTAAGATAATCTCATCAAGGAGATAAAAGAAATCCCAAGGAAATATCTTCCTTGGATCTCAAAATAAAATCCTTGAGGAAAGGAAGATCAATATGATGATCTTGAAGATCAACAGTGAAGTCAAGCTCTCCTCCTTCTTCGGTGGTGATGAGAAGGAGATCTGGTCCCACGGTGACTGGCTCGACACGAACGAGGAGAAGGGGTTCTCCCCTGGCTGGACCGGGATCTTCGTGGTCGAGGTCGAGGGCGTCACTCACACCTACATTCTCGAGGACTGGTACGGTTTCGCCAAGGAGCTGGGGATCGATGAGAGCTTCACTCCTCGCTGCGAGCTGATCGACAATCGGGAGCTCAAACTGAAGAACCTGAAGATCGGTCACGACTTCTTCCCTGAGGCTACTGTCCTCGAGATGGGCGACGTCTGATCAGTCTGGTCGGGGGGCTACGGTCCCCCGGCCCTCGGTTCTCGATCTCTTCTCCCTGTCACCCAAGGGGTGCAGGGTCGAGGGAAAGGGAGAAAGCCTGGAAAGAAAGGGTCGCGAGCGCAAGATGCGGCTTGCTGCCTGCAGCGCGCAAGATACAGCATGCACACGTCAGAGCGCGAGATGCGGCCGGCGCACAAGACACAGTGTGCGTTTGCTGAGTGTGCGAGATGTAGTGTGTTCGCAGAGCGCGAGCTGTGTGAAGCGCGAGATGAGTAGAGCGCAAGACACATGAGGCACGCAAGCCACGCTCAGCGCGAGATGAGTAGAGCGCGAGATGCGCCGTCCCTCTTATCATATCTCACTCTCAGCATTTTGCACGGAGCCTAAAGTATCTTCAGCTGCAGGGTCGGGTGCAAATATCACAGGATCAAGATAAGATAATATCATCGAGGGGATGGATGATCCGAAGGATAGGATATCTCCTCGATGCATGGATTATCGGTGTATTTGGTTTGTAACCAATATATGATAATCTAGTTGATCCAACCAACCAACCAAAGCACGGAGTTCAATATGGACAACATCCGCACCAACATGGGCACTGACTTCACCGCCATCGTCGTGGACAACTACAACGGTGAAGAGCTCGCCGTTCTCTGTGGCAACCTGTGCAACCCGGACGAGGTCGCCACCCTGGCTGAGTTCCTCAAGAAGTGGGCTGACAACTCCGAGGTGACCGTCGATCTCTCCATCGACTAACACTCAAATCCTCAGGATGTACCCTGCTTCGGTGGGGTACATCCTGAGTTGATCAATGCTAAGTCAAAGGTTTGCTCCCACCTGGTTCGAACCTGACCTCGGCTGTTCCCGAAAGGGACGGCCTCCTCGGCTGCAGGGTCGAAGGGAAAGGGAGAAAGACCTGAAAGAAAGAGCACGCGTAAGATACGACGGACTCAGCGTGGCGCAAGACGTCGCATACACAGACGCGTGTAAGATTCAGTGTAAACAGCAGAGCGCAAGATGCAATAAGCGCGTTTCAACCTACTTGGGCACGCGAGACACGTGAAGCGCGAGATACGCGAAGCGCAAGCCACGACGAACCCGACCCTGCAGCACTCATCCCCACCTCGGCGTCACGCTTATTATATCTCGCTCCCAGAGCGCCACACGGAGCCTGAGATATCTTCAGCTGCAGGGTCGGGTGCAAACGTCCCGAGCTCAAGATAAAATAATCTCACGAGGGGACGGTGGCGGTCGGCGGTGGCGGTGGTCACGGTGCGGCTGCGGTCGAAGTGGTAGCACAACCCCTCGGAATCCTGATGGGTGCAAATCCAAAAGGATCTGGATAAGATAATCTCACCAAGGGGAAAGGATCCCCAAGGTAACAAACAAGTAAAGTTGGAGTCCAACATGGCCAAGCCCCTCTCCCCCTCTGTCCTCGCTGCCCTCAACACCTCCATCGAGAACCTCACCCCGGTGCAGGTCTTCGAGCTCGCCACCGGTGGTTTCCTCGAGCTGAAGGACGGTGCCCTCGCCTTCGCCAAGAAGGCCGAGCGTGGTGAGAAGCGAACCGCCAAGAAGGAGGCGATCGAGGCCATCAAGCCCGGTGTGTACCAGGCGGTCCTCACCTCCGCCGGTGGCACTGACCGCCTCTTCCGGCTCGATGATGTCCTCAAGGCCTCCGGCCTCGACAAGGGCACCCACCGGGACAACATCCTCCAGTGCCTCCGCGACTTCCGCGACGAAGGCCTCCTGGAGTCGGTCAAGCTCTCGGACAACAACTTCCAGATCTTCTGGAAGGCGACCGACGAGCTCCTCGCCTGAAAGGCAGGGGTCACCCCTTCGGGGGTGACCCCTTTCGTCTTCTCTCCCGGGCGTAAGATATCTCCTGGGTGCAGGGTCGAAGGGAAAGGGAGAAAGACCGGAAAGAAAGAGCACGCCGGGGCACGAGCTGCGCCGTGCACAGCAGGGCGTGAGATACATAAGACGCGTGCTCTTTACACGGCGCAACTCTCAGCGCACAGAGAACAGCGGGCGCAAGTTATCTTAACTTCAGCGCCACGCGCAAGACACGGCAAGCGAAGATCACGCAAAGTGCAAATCCTGAAATCGCAAGTTAAGATAATCTCACGAGGGGACGGTGGAAATCGGCCACCGCGAAGGAAACTTCGCGGGGCGCAAGATGCATCAGGCGGTGAGTGCAAAGCTCTCCACCCCAGCGTAAGATATCTCTATAACCCCTCAGGTTCCCGCAACAAGCGAGGTACTCTATGACGCAGAAGTTCTCTGCCTACATCCAGGCCGCGGCCTACCTGCACGCGTCCGGTTATCTCGACAACAGCTACGAAGTCGGTGAACTTTCTGAGTTCATCAAGCGGGCCATGTACGACAAGACTGCGTTCGTCTTCTGGGTGGACGAAGTTCGCTCAGTGATCAGCTTCGACGAAGGGGGTGACCTGCGCATCAAGACCACACCTGAGGTGCTGAAGGTGCTAAGCGCTCTCACCTGAGATAAGATATTCTCACCAACGGTGGTTCAAAGAAGGAGATCGATAATGAGCCTCGTCAAGAACAAGACTCTCGAAAAGAAAACGTCGAAGAAGTGGAACCACAACTTCAGTCGTCGTGTCGGTCGATCGGTGATCAATGAGCATCTCGAGCCTCCGGTTGAGATTCCGATGCGTGCTCGAAAGGACTACATCTACGGTGATGAGTACTAACCCCTGACAAGGCACCCCGAAAGGGGTGCTCGACCCTGCAGCTCAGTCTGCACACCTGCACGTCTCTGTTGATCTCAGATTGACAGGAGACGTGAGCTTGTTTTTACCCTCAGATGGCGCTTGTCTAAGATATCTGAAGCAAACCTCGTGAATCAGGCAAGGATTCTATCATACCTCCGCCCCTTGGAGTTTGCACGGCAGCAGGGTCGACTCAGTCGACCCGTTCAGGCCAACTGAGGAGAGATTACACTTCGATCCACGGTTCCCACGTGCTGAGAATACTACCCACTACCTCCTCGCAATACGAGCCGGAGAACAGACCGACGAACAGCTCACCAATCAAGAGATGCACTTCGAGCGCCGCCTGAATCCGTTGACCGGTGATGGAGTACGTGAGCATGGCGTTTCCTTTTGTTGGGGTGGTTGGCTGAGATATCTTAACCTAGTTGAGCCGAGTTTGCACTCAGGAAAAGTGACCCAGGTATTTGCCGTCTACCCGGATCCCCCGAGAGCCCATGTGAAGCTCGACTCGGCCGATCGATGTGTAGGGAACTGCAAACCAGAACTCGCAGTCACTGACCAGAGAAGCTTCGAGGTACTCGTCGCGAATGTAGAACCAGTCGGCGGCGGTGAGGGCATCGAGCTTCTCTTCAGCCTTCTGCCGAGACAATCCGTCTCGCTGACCCCACAGCCGATAAGGTGCCAACCAAATCGTGCGATTGCGCATCTCAAAGCCTCCTGATTACTTCTTTATCCTAACTTGAGATCTCGCGGGTTGCACGCTGCGAGTTCTCCATGCGAGTGAACGCCTTCTCCTTGTGCGACTCGATCGCGTCTCGGAGCACTGCCCCCGCCACGTTGTAGGACGCACAGGGTTGGCAAGCGAAGTAGACGGGAATGCCTCGATCTTCAAACCAGAAGCCAGGGCCCTTTCGGTTGCAGTCATCACATTCTTGGTGAGTGTGGGTGTAGCGGATTGACGACATCTGCGCTCCTCCGACCTCGTTCGGGTCGACCCTGCTGCCGCGGCCACCTCCTCGCTTACCGGGGTGGTGGTGAGATTATTATAAACAACCCGCCGAGCCTTTGCACACCCATCTGCTGAGGCAGCTTAGGTCCTCCCCGTCAGGGTGTGTGCAAATATCCCCGCTTCAGTTTATGATATTCTCACGAAGGAGGAAAGGAAGGAAAGGAACGGCGGGCAGGGTCGATCGGCACCGCGCGCTCCTCCCGAGGTCCACTTCTTCGGTAACTCGAAATGAGGTGCAAATCTCAAAAGTTCGAGTTAGGATAATCTCACCAAAGGGGAATCCTCCCCCGAGGAACCAACTGTCGCTCTGGAGTTCATCATGGCCAAGCCCCTCTCCCCCACTGTCCTCGCTGCCCTCGCTCTCCCGGTCACCGACCTCACCCCTGTCCAGATCTTCGAGCTCAGCACGGGTGGTTTCCTCGAGCTGGACGCCACTGGTGCTCTGGCCTTCTCGAAGAAAGCCTCCCGCGGTGAGACCCGGAGTGCCAAGAAGGAGGCGATCGACTCGATTCGGATGACCGTGGAGGAGGCCGTCGGGAAGGTCGCTGGTGGCACCGACCGCCTCTTCCGTCTGGACGACGTCCTCAAGGCCTCCGGCCTCGACAAGGCCACCCATCGGGACAACATCCTCCAGTGCCTCCGTGATCTCCGGGATGCTGGTCACCTGGAGTCGGTCAAGCTCTCGGACAACAACTTCCAGATCTTCTGGAAGCTCAGCCCGGAAGCTCTGAGCTAGGTGACTTGAGGGGCCGGCCCTTCGGGGCCGGCTCCTCCTGTGCAGGGTCGAACGCATATGATCGCCGGTGCAAGATAACTTACACGAAGGAGCTGAGATGAAGTTCGATGTCGTCTACTACAGTCGTATGGCTCGTGAGTGTCAAGTTGTTCTTCCTGCGCGTCTGATCTACCTCCGCACGGCGCTCGCTCACGCGTCGCTTGCGTCTTGCTACCGTGACACTTACGCGCGCTGGCTCGACGCGGTGCACGAAGAGCAGATGGCGTATCACGAGCGAGTCACGGAGACCAACGTGAAGCTCTACCGTGAAGAGCGCGCCGCAGGCCGATAAATCACCCAGGCGCCAGGGAGGTGCAAACCTCCCCCCGGCGGGCATAAGATAACTCATCCTCCCCCACTCCTCCCCACTCGCTCCCACACCAAGGAAACTCACATGATCTCCCTTGACATTGACAACGACATCCAGTTCAACTCCACCGTGCCCGGCCAGGGTGACTGCGACCCCGTCGAGTGGCGGAACGAGCTCACCCCCATGCTGGTGGAGGCGATCGCCGAGTTCATCGCTGGTACGCCTGATCCTTGCCCGGTGACCGACGCTCTCGAGGCCGCCCTTCTGGCTGGTGGCATGACGCACAACCAGATCGCCTGGGCGGTGGAAAAGTTCCTCCCCCAGTAGAAGGCAGGGTCGACCGGGTGGAGGTGCAAACCTCCCCCGGCGGGGCTAAGATAATCTCATCCTCCCGCTCCACTATCCTTCTTCAGGAGAACGATATGTCCACGAACACTCAGTTGCACTGGCTCATTGGAACTGCTGCGAACGTCACCTCTTGTCTCATCAGCAAGACGATGTACCTTCTGCACAAGCACATTGGGTGGAACGTGTACTCGTCGCCTCTGGCGAGCACCGTGAATGAAGTTGACGACATCCTTTGCGAACTGATGATCACCTACGACCACCGGGATTATCCTATCTTCTAGGATGCGTCAGGTGAGTGCAAACCTCCCCTGGCCGGGGTAAGATATCTCATCCTCCCCGCTTCAAGGTAAGGAACAAGCAATGCCTATTTACACCATCGATGACGTTCTTTCGATGTTGCCTTCGGGTTCTCGACAGATCAAAGTCGAAGACATGTCTAGCTTGGGCTTTGACGCCCGCGACGTTCAAAATGCCGCGAAGATCAAGGACCCAATCTGGTTGCTGGAAAACGGCCTTGTAGCAGTCGTCAGGATCCCCAGCGGCTCGTACAATGACAGTCAGGAGGGCTTCGACACTTGGTCGTGGATTGCCTTCTTCACCTCGACGTTTGAAGTTCTGCCTGACATCGCCACTCTGGCAAAGCCATTCACTGACCTGATGACTGGCACCAACGCTGAACGGTGGTCTTCAGTATACGAAGACTGGTACACCGACGCCGGTCGAGCTAAGATCACCGCACGAATCATCGAATGCGAAAAGGACGGAGAAGACTTTTTCGGAGACAGAGACTAAGGTGCAAACCTCCCCCCGGCCAGGGTAAGATATCTCATCCTCCCACCTTGAAGGAGTTGCTATGCACAATCTCACGATTCACGAAATGTTCGCGTTGAACCGTATGAGGGAGTTCTTCAACCATCACGGTATTGATGCGGTCTTCGAAGATGACCATGGTCTCTTGTGGTTCATTGTGCGCAACTCATTCATTTCCCCGCCGGGTATGAAACAAACGCTTGACCAAGCGAGAGAGTTAGTCAAATCTCTCGAGAAGAAGAAACTGATCGAGCGCCGTGTGTCACATGCCGATGCTCCTGACATGCTCTTTCTTGTAGAGAACAACTGACAACCGGGGTGGAGGTGCAAACCTCCACCGGCCAGGGTAAGATATCTCATCCTCCCACCCTTCAGGAGAAAGACAAATGGTCACCATCGGTACCCAATACGTCATCCGTCACCCCGGAGAGGCACCCGAAGTCGAGGTTATCCCGGGACTCCTTCGAGGCTGGGGTCCCAAGGGGGTGGCCGAGCTGATCTCAGCGATCAGCCCGACCTGCAACGCGGTCGTGTACATCGAGGTCATCGTCGACACGGCCGCGGGCCTGCTGCGCGCCGCGACCGCAACGCCGACCATCTACTACAAACCGTCTGGTAGCAATTCCACAGAGCAGGTGGAGAGCCTGCCTGCCTCGATCACGGAGGCTCTGTCAAACCTTCGGTAGGATCCTATCTTCTAAGATAGGACAGGTAAGTGTAAAACTCTCCTAACCAAGTTAAGATAATCTCATCCTCCCACCCTTTCAACAAAGGAGCTTACCATGCATAGTCCCATGATTCAGAGCACCGAGTCTATTATCGTCTACCGCGACGATGGTGAGCAGATGGCGGACCAGTTCCTTTGGGCAGAAGGAGGGTTCGTTTACATTTTCGGTCTGGTGCTCGTCTCGGTCGTCGCCGCGATCGCATATGACAAGATTCGGACCACCTGGAACCGGTGGCGGTGGAATCGCGCCGAGCGCGAGCGCATCATCAAGCGCAAGTTTGAACATGCCGATTGGCGATAAACAAACAACCAAACAGTTTAGTGTCCCCAACCACAGTGGCAGATGATTCTGCCGAAGGAAGAAACATGAACGCGAACGTGATCGACATCATCAACGAGGCCTACTCTCAAATCAAGGATCGGGAGGAGCGCATGGGAGTGGGTAGCTTCGGCTCCTCGACCGTCGCCACAGGGGCAGCGACTTTGGCGCCGCTCTTCACCGCGCGGCCGATTCACGTGCCCGACGCTGACGGTGGTTCCTACAAGACCGAAGTGGTCGTTTATGACGGTCCTGGCGGGACCATCAAGATCAACTACTGGTCTGCTCCCGACCCCCGGCGGGATCCGCACAACCACTCTTGGAAGATTGATGACAAGGAAGACGAGCTTTACGGTGTGAGCTTCGTTTCGTATATCATCGCTGGAGGCTACGAAGAGACCGTCACGTACAAGAACGGCGCTCAGTCCAAGCGCTCCTACCTCGCCGGTGACAAGAACGTTGCGTACTATGACGAGTTCCACACGGTGGACAGCGTTCTTCCGGGTACTGTGACCGTGATGGTCTGTGGTCCTCGCTTCACTCCTCCTGAGGGTGCGAGCCACTCGTGGGGCTACCACATCGACCGAGAGTTTGTCCCGGCTGGTGATCCGCGGGTTTCGGACCCGAGCTTCTTTGGACGATTCGTGGCGATCAACCCCCACCGCCGGAAGTAGAAGTGTAAATATCTCCCAACTAAGTTAGGATAATCTCACCAAGGGGAAAGGTTCCCCACGGTAAAACAGCAAGTAGTTTGGAGTTCATCATGGCTAAGCCTCTCTCCCCTTCGACTCTCGAGTCCATCAACACCGCTCGCCGTTCGATCGGCGACCTCTCCCCCGCTCAGATCTTCGAGCTCTCGACTCAAGGTCTCCTCGAGCTGGACACCTCGGGTAGTCTGATCCTGTCCAAGAAGGCTAACCGTGGTGATACCCGGTCGACTCGGAAGGCTGAGATCGACGCGATCTCCGATACCGTTCGAGAAGCGGTTGCGACCACTGCCGGTGGAACCGAGAAGTTGTTCCGCCTCGACGATGTCCTCAAGGCTTCTGGCCTTGACAAGTCCAAGCACCGGGACAACATCCTCCAGTGCTTGCGAAACCTTCGTGACGAGGGTGTCCTGGAGTCGGTCAAGCTCTCGGACAACAACTTCCAGATCTTCTGGCGTCTGACTGAGGAGGCTCGGACTCCGGCGGTGGTCGAGACCCCGGTTGAGGTTGAGGTCCCGGTTGAGGTTTCGGTTGAGGCTGAGGTCCCGGTTGAGACCCCGGTTGAGGTTCCGGTTGAGGGTAAAAAGACTCGCCGTGCTCGGAAGAACAGCTGAGCTCCAGGGACCGTTGTAAATGCACCGGTCCCTCGACCCTGCGCTGATGACAGTTTGAGTGCATAACACGATCCCTGATGATAAGATATCTTACACAAAGAAGAACAACGTGAGGCGATCAAAATGAACTACGAAGAAGTTCGCGATCAGATTGTCAAAATGGCGAATCTCTATCTTGAAAAGATGGGTCATCCTCTCGAGTGTGCTGCTCTGCTTCGAGTCATTGCAGAAGACATCTCAAGTGTCGAAGAAGACGAAGTTCCGTTCTTGGGTCTCGCCCAACTTCTTCCTGTGTCAGGCGATTTTGTGGACTGACACATCAGCTGAGCGGATCTGATACTCAGCTAAAACAAATGGTAGACTGGAAACTATACATGGAATTACCCTGCAACCGAAAGGTTGCAGGGCTTTTCGAGTGCATGGTCGAGTCGACCCATTTTCTCTGGGCCGAGCAGATGTCAGGTGATCTTCACCACCTTACCACCTACGATCTTTGCAGTGGCATACCATCGATGAGGCTCGGGATAATGAGGGCCTTCGAGATATACCTCGCCATCGGCAGGGATACGACCCAAACCAGGCTCGAACAACTCGACACCGCCATTGGTGAGCATCTCTTTCGCCGCTTTCTTCGTCTTGGGATTACCTACGACATATGCCATGTGTCACCTCTTTTTTGTTTAGAGATCAGTCATCAACGAGAGCACGAAGTTCCTGCATAAACTCCCAGAGCTCTTCAACCGAATCAAAGCATCGCATCGTCGCCTCCCTTCTTTATCTTAACTCAGTATGTGAGACTTTGCACTCAGCGTCGGATAGACTTCACCCAGTAGGTGTCGCCCATGTCGTTATCGGCAACGATCCGATAACCCTTCTCATCAATCCACCACTCGCATTGAGCGATAGTACCACGAAAGAGCTCTGCACCGGTGTTCATCTCGATGATACGCATGTTATGCTCCTTTGTTGTTTCCTTACCTGATTATCCTAACTCAGCTAAGTGAGTTTTGCACTCAATCCAGCTCAGCGCTCGTATCGTACCAAGCAGCACCCGGGCACTGACTGTGCTCCTCATTCAGGTCAGGGCTGAAAACCGTGCGAACATCAAGCTTGACCAGAGTCAGGACGTCTTCACACAAGGTGGGATCGCCACCTCCTTCCATATAGGCGTTGACGAGATCCCTGAGCTGAGAACTGAAAGTGTCGAAATCCATAATCAAACCACCATGAGGTAAGAGACAGTATCGTCCATGCACCACCCATTTTCGAAGGCCAGACCGAAGCCGATGAGCAGCCCGATCTCGCGGCCCGTCATCTTCCCGACGTCTTCACACGGAGCTTCATACTCAAAGACAGAGGCGTTGTAATGATTGATCGTTCCATCGCCGTACGCCATCAAAAGATGCTCAACGGAGGTGAAGTCGTCGGCGCTGCCAATGATGAAAACGTAGTTTCGAATGGTCATGATCGTACTTCCTTTTGTGAGAGTTTTGAAACCGTTTCCTTACCTCTTTATCCTAACTCACTGCATGTTCACTTACACTCAGGTTTTGTAACCCAAATCAACGATCTGAACGAAACGTTTGAGATCCGAAGTGAAGATCTCGAACTCAAGTCCATCAGCCCGTCGGACTTTGACAGAGGCAATCTTTTTGTCGTTTCCAACAGCATGTTTGAAACCAACTGCGACGACCACATTACCCGGATTGAGGTGGAACTCCGGACGAAGAACCTCGTAGGCACTGAGCGGGTGGTTCGAGCGATTTGTGAGGAAGTGCCATCCTTCTCCCGGATAGATCTGACACTTTTTGACCACTTGGAGAGGAACATGCTGAGAATGCTGGAAAGCTTCTTTGAGCTCTTTGATCATGATCGTATCACCTCAGGTGGTTTCTTTTCCTTACCTAGCTTACCTCTTTATTCTAACCCCGCTTTGTAGGCATTGCACTCCACTCTTGAACACACTGATGACGCCACTGGTGCTCTTCCCGGTGTGTAGGGATGCGGCCCGTAGCAGTCTCACGATCAACCCACTTCTCCATCACACAGTCATGGATCGTCCATGCCCGATCCATTCGGTTGTTGTAAGCGATGACAAGTGCAGCAAGAAACATGCAGGCCGACAAGATCAAGATGCCGTTCAAGATAAAGTCTTGCAAACCCTTGCTCATCACTTCTCCTTTGCAATATATGCAAGGTAAGTGTCAGCATCTCGACAGCGATCCCACTGAGCACTAAGACACGAGAACGATTCACACGCATGGATCGCTTGACCGGTGATCAACTCGACCATGCAGCCACCGCTCCAGCTGCCCGGAAGGACGATGTTTTTGATCAGTCGATAGTCCACTTCCATCGGGTAGTAACTGAACTTGTCGTCACCCTCAGGACATACCACATCGAACTTCACTTTCATTTGCCACCTCTTAGGTGAGATTATCTTAACTAAGCTTGGCAAGCATTGCACATTTCTTGAGTCACAATCTTGTGCGTCTCACACTTCCTCGAAAATGATCCACCCATCGCGGATCATCCAGTTGTTCTGCTGGCTGATCCGCGAGAAAGTGTTCATGAACAACTCTTCGAACTTACCAGCGTCAACTTTCTCGTTGAGAGCGAGAGTCAAGTTGCTTTCCACAACCATACTCGCGGAGACCAAGCCACCATTGAAGGTAGGGCTATTGATTTGAGCCTCCAAGCGCTCCTTTGCTTCGTTCTCGTTCTTGCAGAGGAAAGAGAACGAGTCACCGTAGCGAGACTCGTAGATGAAAACCACGTAGCCTTCCTGGATGTCGGGAACGATCATCCCAACCCGGTCGCCATCTCGGCCGCGGCCAATGAAAAGGGGAATCGAGTCACCCTTGCGAAGGTGAAGGATGCACTTCGCGTTCGGCTCAGTGAACGTGTTGCGGTTCGACCAGCGCTGCGAATCCATGTAAGCGTGCGTCTTCATGTGAACCTCTTCAGTAAGTTTCTTTTCCTTAACCTTACCTCTTTATTCTAACTCTGCTTGGAAGCCATTGCACTCCACTCTTGGGCACACTGCCGACGCCATTGCAGCTCTTTGCTCTGCGTAGGCATGATACCCGTGGCTGACTCGCTTTCAATCCACTTCTCCATCACGCAGTCATGGATCGTCCATGCACGATCAGTTCGGAGGTTGTAGGATTTGACGCACGCAGACGTGAAGACACCGCTCAGCAGGAGGATCGAAACGCTGACAAAGCCTGAAAACAGAAGCTGCTTAGACATAGGGTTGCTCCCGAATGTCCCAGACGACAGACTGACGATTTTCGTGATCATCGACCCGAAGCTCACCAAGTCCCTCTGGACCTACGGTGTAGTAGCCCTCAAGCCTACGAGGAGTGTCCTCAGAGGTCGTTTCAACAATCCACATGACGTAGTCCGGCCATCCAGGATCAGTACAATGAACGATCTCCAGAAGCTTCGCCTCGACGGTTGCGTTATACTTGGTCAGAATGAGCTTGGAATTGAACGACATTCTGCACTCCTCAGATTTCAGGCGGTTTCACAAGCGATACAACCACAAGAGTCGTGCTCGGTTCGACAAGCGCAGAGCGTGCACCACTGATAGTAATACCCCTCGTCGTTTGCTCCGACATCCTGATACTCAGGCTCAACGGTCTCCCAACCCCAAACAGGGGGAGCATACGAGTTGTTACGCGCATAGGGATCGGAGGCCTGAGGCCGGAAGTTCTTGGACATTGTTCTT